CCCCCATACGTCCACCCGGACGGGCCAGCCGGAGACCGACCATCCGAATCCATCAGCACCAGGACAGCCAGGTCCCCGGCCACCGTGCCCGCAGGCCACGCCACCGACCGACCGACCGCACCCTGCGACAGGGCGACATACCCACGCTGAGAGACGCTCACGAGTAGACCGCCTCCCGGGACTGCGCCAGATCCAACGTCGCCCACACCCGGTCAGTGATCGCCGACACTGGACCCAAATCCAGGCGAGCACCATGCAGAGCACCACGGACCGCGCCAGCCAACGCAGCAGGATCGACGCCGGAGGTTGCGGCGCCGGTGACCCCCAGCGGGTCTCCCATGAGGCGATTCGTCTCGGCGAGGATCTTGGTCGACCGTGCCCGCTTGGACGAGGCCAACGGAATGTAGGCCTCACCGCCGGGGGCCTCGTTCCACAGGATCGGAGCCATCCGGCGCATGATCGACGCCTGCCGGGTCACGTCACCCGCAGCCATCGCGCGCACGCCGTTGACGCTAATGAGACCGTTCGCGGCAGTGCTCGGGTTGACCCCGTTCTGTAGGAGCTTGAGTTCATTCTTGAGTGCCGTCGCGTTGAGGCGCGCCGTGACGGTGGCGACACCGGAGAGGCTGGAGAGTTGGGCTCGCACGTCGGCCAGTTGCGCGTTGAGGTAGGCCTGGTCGACCGTGATCTTGACGGTCTTGGTGTTGGCCTTGCTGATCTCGTCGGCCAGGGAGGACACGGTGCCGCGGGTGATGCCGAGTTGGTCGGCCAGTTGCTCGGCCGCCGTCTTGGAGCCGAGCATCTTGGCGGCCTGCTCAATGAACGCTGCTCGGCTGGTGTCCATCTGCTTGTTGACGGTCTCCAGGGAGTCGCCGTTCTCAAGGTTGGCCTTGGCCAGCTTGACGGCCGACACGGCCACCTGGTCGAGCGCGGCTTGGTTGGCGCGGCCCTTCTCGGTGTTGACGTCGAGGGTCTTGCCGTTCTTCTCGACCGCGTCGGCCAGGTCGTCGACGGCCTGCTCGTAGTCGCGGGACGCGCCACGGGCACCGAGGGCCTGGTTGGTGAGCCGCTCCAGCCGGTCGGCCATCGTCTCGAAGTCGCTGGCCGCGATCTTAGCGGCGTCACCAGCACCAGTGATGCCCTTAGCGGCTTGCTTGCTGGCATCGCCGGACTCGCCAACTGCCTCAGTCAACAGCGTGCTTTGCCGGACCGCTTCGGCCGTGTCGGCGGCTGCCCCACCGAGCGCCTTGCGCATGTCGGTCGCGTACTGGCCAGCGGCGTCGTAAAGGTTCTTGGACAGGTACTCGTCGATCTGCGCGTTGACCCGATCGAGGGCGGCCGCGTTGCCGAGGGCGGCTGAGGTGACGTCGTCCAGGGAGAGCCCCATCTTGCGGGCGTCGTCAATGACGCCGTCTTCGAGGAGTCGCTTGGCCATGAGGGCGCGAGTGTTGCCGGTGATGGCGCCGGTCTGGTCCTCCAGGGAGTCAGAGAGCGCTTGAACTCGGGCCTTGCTCTCGGCCTGCTTCTGCATCCACAAGCCCACGAGCGCGGTCGCCCCGGTGAACGCGGCGCCCCAGGGCCCGCCGAGGACTCCAAGGAGGCCGGAGGCGGCGCCACGAAGGCCAGCGCCGGCCGATGCGCCGATGGCGCTGGCCATGCCCCGGAATCCGCCACCAGCGGCCGTGGCGGCGTCCCCGGCGTACATGGCCTTGAGTCGGACCGTGTCGAGCGCGGAGACCATGTCGGTCTTGATGGTGGTGCCGACGGCGGCAAGTCGGTCCTTGAGCAGGACGAGGGCGAGCATCCCGACGACCGCTCCCTGGATGGGGCCGGGCAGGTCACGGAAGCCGGACGCGAGGGCACCAACGCCAGCCACGAGGGGGGCAATCACGTCGACCGTGCCGGACAGGAACGGGATGACCTGGTCGCGGCCGAACCGGACAAGCGCCGTGTAGGCCGGGAGTAGGACGTTGCCGACCTTGACGGCGAGCTCCTGCGCTGCGGCTGCGGCTTGCTTCTGCACGTTCGCGGTGTCGTTTGAGGTGCGGGCGAAGTCGCCCATCGCGCGGGCGCCGTCCTTCTGCACGATGGCCAGGGTCGCGGCGGCCTTCTCCTGAGCGGTGAGGGTCGCCGCTGACTTCTTGCCGGACATGGCGAGGGCTTCTTGCTCGACCCGCGCGGCGGAGATGTTCGGGATGAGCTTCTGCAGAGAGTCGTACTCGCCGCGGAATCCGGCGGCGATCCGCTCCAGTACGTCCTCGGTGCCGAGGTTGTTGAACGACCCGAAGTCGGCGCCCATCTGGACGATCTGGCGGGACATGGCGGCGGCTTGGTCGGCGCCAAAGCCGAGCTGGGAGAACATGTCGCCGAAGCCGCTGGCTGCGTCGAGTGCCCCGGCCTGCGTCATGCCGAGGTTACGGACCGCGCCCTTCGCCCATGTCTCCATGGCGGCCTGGTTCTTGCCGAAGATGACCGTCGACTTGTTGATGGTCTCGTTGGCGTCGGAGGCGGCGTCGATCGCGCCACGGAACCAGGCGACAACCTTGTCGACGATGAACACGCCGCCCAGGACGGCACCGGCAGTCTTGAGCCCGCGGGTCAGGGAGGTCGTGAACGAGGTGCCGACCTTGGCCCCGGCCTTGTCGGCGTCCTTGTCGAGGTCACCGAGGCCACGGCGGACGTCGTCTTGGGCCTTGCGGACCTGCTTGCCGACGTCGCTGACGTCGAGCTTGAGGTAGCCGACGAGGGTGCCAACGTCAAGCGACATGGGGACCCCCTTAGTCGTGCGTGTCCGGCTGGTGCGGGGCGGGCTGAGCTGGCGTTGCAGGTGGGTCCGGGGTGAGCGCCATGACCAGGCGCGTGCCGGGGGACTCCAGTAGGCCGCGGACGCGGACGAGCAGCCACCGCCAGGACCGCCCTACGAGGGCGGGTGAGGAATCCGGGTCGCTCATGTCGACGTCGAGCCCGTATTCGCTGTGGAGGTCGGCCTCGATGAGGTCGCGGTATCCCCAGAGTTGGGTGAGGGTTACCCCTTCGCCCTCTTCCGACGTTTCGTAGTACTCCGAGAGACCCGTGTCGGGGTCGTATTCGCCGCGGCCTGCAGGGTTGGGGTCACCGTTGGGAGCCCCGCCGTCTTGCTCGTCGGCGGGGTCGGGGCTTTTCCCCCGGTCTCCCACCACGCTTCTGCCGTGGCCTTGCCGGCGGTCCAGGCGAGGAAGGCCGTCGAGACGGCGAGCTCGATGACGGGATGGGGTAGGTCGTCGGCGACCATCTCGTCGAAGGCGTCGCCGAGGCAGTCGCGGGCGAAGTCCTGGTCGTCGTCGTCGATGACCAGGCCTGCGCGGATCTCGTCGACCTCGGCGCCGGTGGCTCCCGCGTCGACGAGGGAGTCCAAGACTATGCCGCGGGTGAGCATGTTGGCCAAGCGGATTCCGACGGCCGCGGCCGGTGGCCGCACCAGATAGGTGCGGCCACCGACCGGCAGTCGGAGGGTGAGGTCGAGGACCTCTAGGGCATCACGCATGGATCAGACCGATCAGACGTAGACGTAGTCGTCGAACGTGCCGTTGTCGACCGAAGGGCCGTTGGCGTTTGTCACGACGACCTGCTTGGTCGAGGCGGCCTGCGCGGGTGCCTTGGCGACGATCTTGCCGTCGGACACGACCGTGTACTCGGTCGCATTGGTGGTGCCGAACTTCACGCCGGTGGCGCCGGAGACGCCGGTGAAGCCTGAGCCGGAGATGACGACGTTGGTGCCGCCGGCGGCGGGCCCGGTGGCCGGGCTGAGGCCGTTGACGACCGGGACGGCGGTCGCTGAGTAGGGGTTGGTGATCGCGGTCCGGGCGCCCTGGCCGAGGAGGGTGAATCCGACCTCTTCGACGCCGAAGGCGTCGCCGCCCTGTGGTTCCCACTGGACGAGCACCCAACCGTCGTATGCCTCGCCGCCCGTGGTCCGCTCGTACCAGCGGACGTGGATGAGGGTGGTGGCGTCGGCGGCAGCGCGCAGGGACTCTTGCCCCGTGTCGCGGCTGCCCGAGTATTTGTTCCGCCGGAGGGTGCCAGTGAGCTGGAACTTGCGTCCCATGACCGCGTCGGCGCCCCAACCGTCGGTGTCGTAGTCGGTCATGTCCTGGACGGTCGCGGGGACCGAGGGGACGAACTGCGACATGCCCTTGACCTGGACGAAGTTTCCTGTGCCGTTGGCGGTGTCCAGGTCGACGTCGAGACGCCACTTGCTGTTGACGACCGGCGTGCCGGTGCTGGGTGCGGGCATGGTGTGCTCCTGTGGGGTGTGATGCGGTCGGGTCGGTGCTGCGGGTGGTGCTAGTCGTGCGCGACCGCAGACGCCGGGTCGTCGGTCAGGGCGTGGAAGTTGAGGGAGACCTCGTCGCGGTCCTGGGCGTCGAAGCCCATCCGGGCCCCCGACTGGTAGACGATGGCCTCGATGCCGGGCAGGTCCTCGCGGCCATGCAGGACGGGGCGGACGAGGTCGGCGAGGTCCTCGGCCGAGACGGTCGACCCAGCTGCACCACGGCATCGGACTTGGACGCCGGTCAGGTAGGGCAGGCCGACGGGATAGGTCGTGATGACGATGACCCGGTCAGGGGTCGCGGGCATCCGGGAGTAGAAGATCGGGCCGGTGTCGCTGGACGTGTAGCCGCCAACGGCCCGGTAGGTGCCGACCCCCGCGGCCACGAGGGCGTCCTTGACGGCGGTGCGGAGCTGTGCCGAGGTGCTCACTGCAGGGCCTCACGGGCGGCCTGCCGGTAGATCTTGGCCACCGTCTTGGCCTCGGCGCCCATCGGCCCTTCGAGGTACTTCGCCTGTCGGCCGGCGTCGTGCCGGTAGTCCAGCTCCTCGTGCTGCCGGACGGCATACGGGGTGTCGTAGGAGACTGCGGCAACTGCAACGTCCCCGGTCATCTCGGCCGAGGTCTTGCCCGACCGGGAGAGGGTGCCCTCCTCGATGGGGACCACCTTGGACGATTCGCCGAGGACGTGTTCGGCGCCGAGGGTGACCGCGCGCAGGGCGCCACCCTGCGCAGCAGCGGGCAGTCGGCCGAGGTTGGCTAGCAGGTCACCAGACCAGTCCACGGCCCCTCCTCACTCGCAGGAGATCTCGACGTGGTCAGGCGTGGGGAGCCCACCACCGTCGGCGTTCCTGGTGGTGATGACCCGCGTCTGGTGCCCGCCGTGACTGCCCGGGAGGGTGATCCGTGACCCGACGGGGACCAGGGGCGCCCCGGGTGGGGCGAACACCGTCACCGACGAGACGACCTGCTCGCCCGTGGTCGACCTGACGAGGCGGCGCTTGGCGTCGATGAAGCACGGCAGGAGGTATGCCGTGCCGTAGCTGGGACCTTCGGGGCCCGGGTCCGAGTAGTGCTCGACGGTGACCTCGTGCACCCAGAACGCGGCCAGCGGGTCGGTCACCACGTGCGGACCGTGCCGGACAGTAGGCCGGCGGATTCCAGGGCCCACCGTGCGTCCTCGCAGAGCCCTGACAGGAGAGCGATGCGGGCAGTGTCGGCGTCGGCGCTGCGGGCGTAGGTGATGGACCCGGACCCGATCGACGATGAGGCGACCTGTCCGGGGAGTCCAGCCGCTCCGGCTGCCGGGTTGGTGATCCCGGCGCCGATCATGGCGTTGGCGTGCAGGACGGTCGCCTCGGTGAACGCGGCGGCGACGGTCGGGTCGGAGGGTTTGCCGGCGGAGTCGACGTCGTAGGTGGCCATGCGGGTGGCTAGGTAGACCAGTCGGGAGGCGGTGCGCAGGAAGGGTTCGACGTCGTCGGTGCTGTCGGCCGGGAAGACGGCGAAGTAGTCGCTGCTGGTGGCGTAGACGCGCACGGCCGTCTCCTTGCTGGGGTGTCGGGTGGGGCGCAGGACGCGCTGCTGCAAGAGGCGAAAGGAGGGGCGACGACCTGCCCGGCTATACCCGCCACGGACCTCTCAAGCGGCCTTCACCGCGGTAAGCGCACGATCTGTGTTCGTGGGTCGTCTTCAACGAGTGTTGACGCCCCACCCGAAGGTCTACTGGGGCTGTGTCTTGCGGCGGGCGCGCGGCTTCGGCTCTGGCTCGCGCTCGGGCTCGTCGGCTGGCGCGTATGCCGGGTTGTTGGCGAACGCCGCGACCGCCTCATCCCCGGAGACGGTGACGATGGCGTCGTCGTCGAGTCGGCGGAACTTCGGCATGTCTGACTCCATTCGGTGGGGGGCACGTAGGGCCAGAGGTGGACCCCTCTGGCCCCACGTGAGGGAAGGTCAGGCGACCTTGAGCCCGCGGAGCACGCCGTGCGCGGCCTCGTTGCCGTACGCCAGGCCGATCTCGCCGTAGATCTGCACGTCGTCCGACGCGCCGGTCTTGGCCAGCGGCTCCTCGAA